GTGGCACCGGAGTTACTTCATTACCAAATTGGTCTGTTCTATTCATTTGTCCTAAACGTGGTTGTTGCTTCAACGTTTTAATGATATTTTTATCTGCCATTTTTTATTTGTCCTTTTAAATTACGGCGTAGTTGCAGTAGTTACTTTTTTCACAGTTAAATTAATAGTTACACTACCACCTGTTTCGTTTGCAATAATAGTGATGGTTGCTTGTTTGTCTTCAATCATCTGAGTTTTAGCAATGACTTTAAATTCAAATCCAGCAACAGCAACACTTTGTGCATCTTCATTATCTCCAATAAATGTTGGAGTGGTAGGGAGTATATTATTTTGTAATGCTTTAGTTACTTGTACATCTGCTACCGATGAATCAGAAAGAATTGCAGTGTATCCATAAGTTGCATTTCCACCCTGGAAGTTGCTTGTATTCGGAGAAATAATTGAAGAATCGCCTGGAGCTAACAATGTAATTGAGCTATTTCCAACAGTAACAACTGGGATATTAGTTGTTTTCTTAGGCAATGTAATAAGTTTGTATTTCAATGCTTGAGTTTCATCAGGAATTGCTTCAGTTACTGGCATATTCTCAATGATTGTTCCATAATATGCCGTTCCAAGTGGATGATCAGGATTCCAAAGCGTGTAATCAACTTCATCATCACCTAACGCAAACTGAGTGATGTTAAAAGCATTACCGCCTTTCGCTAATAGTTCACGACCTTTCAATGTCAAAATTGCATCGATTGTCACACTTGAATTATCTAAAAATGCCATAGTTTTTACCTTTTATTTCATATAAATATTGTGGTTTCATATTTTATTGTAATTGAAAACTTCCCTCATTACCATTTGACTGGTAAATAAGTTGGTTTGGATTTGCTGTTGTCCATTCAACGACCGGCCCACCATCAACAGTATCCAATGAATTTACATTGAATGCTGGCGAAGTCATTTTAGAACCATTATATCGATGATTTGCTAATCCTGTTGGTAAATAGCTAGAAACCTCCGCTAATATACCTTCGAATCCAGAGCCTGATGGGTTAGAATATATAATAGAAGCTCCATACGTAGAAGTACCATAAACTGCGGTACCATATCCACCAACACCGCCACCACTTCCTGTTACACTACCCGTTGAATAAGTAACACTTCCTGATTTATATAAAAATTCAGAAATTGCATTTGCAATAATAGTTGGCTGAACTGCCTCACTTAACCAATACGGTGATGATGCGGTAATATATCCACTACCAGATTTTAATAAATACTGTTGTGAATAAATTGCTCCATCATATTTCTCAGAAACGGATGCAGTTAAATACATTTGCCATTGATCATCATCTTGTGCTGACACTGACATTACTTTTCCATCTAATGCACCATTCACTAATAAATGTTCTCCAGATGCAGTAACTGCAGCATTTTCAATGTATGCATATTTTGTTGCATCTTCACGACTAACTGAAGGTAATACCGAGCTTTTATTTCGCTCTAAAATATTTGGTTGAATAACAATACCAGTTAATTTTTCAACACGCGCCGGTAAAAGTTGTTCCAATTGTTTAAAGAATGATAAATCAAATAATCCGAACATATTTAAATACATGTTCATATTTGGTCTATCTGAATATTTCTTCCAATAAGATTGAGCGAATTGTTCTAATGCTGGATATGATGTTGATTTAAGTTGTCCAGGATCACCAATAAAGTTATCCAATTCAACATAACCTAATTGTAAAATAATATCTTCATCAATCATTGTTTGTGGCGAAAAATAAACACCTAAACGATTTGAATCTAAAGCAGCATTATCATATGCACTTTGTTCAGCACGAGTTTTTATATCTAATGTGCCAACTAACGTATTTGATTCTAATCGAACCTTGTTATCATCATATGTACCAGCGCCACCAGATGGCGTATCAAAATAATATGTTTCTTCTAATGAATCATATGGTGTATTCGTTGTCCAGTTACTAAAGTTTGCTGTTATTGTCGATGCTTTTGGTTGAACTCCATATAAAGATGCAGTTGTTGCATGATTTATTTTTTCAGATAATGGTAATCGGAATGTTAAATCAGAATAAGCATCAACACTATTATAAGCACTTGGTGCTTTAACATGATTATCAAATGCATCGATTGGCAATTCTGCCGACCATAATCTTAATTCCTGAAGCTGACCATATAATCTATCAGTGGTAAAACTAGTACCTAATGATAATGTTTCTGGTCCAGTTGGTATAGTAATACCTGTTGCTACAACAGATGCTTCTGCAACTATTTTTCCGTATTTTGCTCGTTTAACTGTTAAATAAGTATCACCTGCAGATTCTGTAATTAAAACAGACAGCCAACCGCCATCAAACATTTCAATAACGCCTGTGGCATTACCATTAATTGTTAAACAACCTTTATTACCAGAAATGAATATTACTCTAACATCTAACGTACCACCGCCAATTGATAATAATTCCATGTCACTAGGCATAGTTGGATTAGCAACTACATCCGCAGTACGGAATCTTAACTCAATGCTTTTAGGTGCAGTTTGATATTCAACCTCAACTTTGCCAGACGGGTTATTAATTAAATCTAATGCATAATCAAAGTTTAACTTCTCATATACCGGTTTACGAGCCATTCTAGGCCCGCCATATTCATTAATGCTAACAAATGATTGCGGAATACCATAACAAGCTAATAAAGCACGGATACTGCGTTTAGTACCCTTACTTTTCAATAATAACGGCAAGTTATTTACTATTCTTCTCCAAATAGCATATGTAGTATCTTGACCACTTACTGCAGGATCTCCAACTGAATTAGATCCAGTTAAAGGAATACCTGCTTCATTGGTACCTAATACATATTCCCACAATTTTTGGTTTTGTTTGCCATTAGTAAGATTCCATCCAAATTGTTTTGCTACTGAATATAATAATTCATTTGGCATACCCAATTTAGGATTTTCTTCTCGCTTATTTATTTTGGTCATATGATTAATGTATGTATACAAAATATCATAATGTTGGCCAAGCATATTTGTAAATGCAATCAAGTTATCATTTTCACTATCAAAGCGAATGTATTCCGGAATTGCATTTGTCAGTATATTATTATTATAAGTGTCATAAAATGAAGCACTCTTCATTGCTGTGTTATACCAATTATTAAATTCAGTACTTTTAACAGGAAATAAAGTAAATGGTTTTACTGCTGTAGCTTTTGGTGCTGGAGGTAAATAACTACCTGTTAATTCAGGTACAGTTGCAAATTCAACTGGGATATTATATGTAGTTAATTGACTCGAAGTTGCATAATACAAATAATTTTCAAATCCATCAAACCCACCAATAAGATTATTTTTCAATGTAGTAAAATCTGAAACATTAGTTGTTGCAGTGCTACCTGATAGAGTTGATGTATAAAGGCTTTGTGTTGTATAATATTCAATCAACTCTAATTTGTATCGGAAATTCGCAATACGTTCTGTTGCTGAACTATAAAATACAAAGTTATTAAAATCAGAATAATCAATATTCAATTTCATTCCAGACAAACTGCCTGAAAAATATGAATCCACAATTTGTTGAGATGTAGTTAATGATGATCCTAATAAGTCAGTCCAACTAGATAAGCCAGCTTCAGCTGATGTATTATAAGAATAATTTGCTTGCCAATTTGGTCCTGCTAATGCATTAAATTGGGGTGCAATTGAAATAGGAGAAACTGTTACTAGATCAAGTACTGTCGGTTTAAGTTCTTCAGCTACCCAACATTTAAAATCAACATCAAATTTTGTTGGTAATGGCTCATACAATTTTACATACAAATATTCACCAATAACAACACTATTTACAAACAATACACACTGATTGCATGAGAAGTTTAATAAATAGGTTTTATGAAATTGTGCACCTGTCTGGTCAACTGTATTAATATATTTGGTAACCTCTTGCAAATATTCGGTATCTTCAACATCAATAGCTCGAAGACGAATTTCTGTTCTATCTGGAGATATTTCATCAATACGTAAATGTTGACGCTCAAATCTACCAATTAAATTTTTAAAAAAGTTAACTGCAATTCGGAAATTACCATTAGAAATTTTTAAATCTTTAAATTGTTGAACAATATCAATTCCAATACCAGCATTAATTTGTTTAATGCCATTTGTAAGTGGATCTTTATATTCAGGTAATTTTGGAACCTGGTTAATTCTGTGATTACCAGTTATCCAAGTATCTCCAGCATACACATGAAATTCAATACGATGTTGATCGGTAACATTTAATAAATCCGTATTTAATGTTACTGGTTCTGCAAAATCATAAGATAAAAACTCAGTTTTAGACCGAGAAATTCTAGCAGCACTAACTGCTTGTTTTGCTGTCTGGATTTCTGTGATATTTTTATATTGAGATAACATTATTGTTTATTCCATGATTGTGTAGATGCCGACCAAACATATATATCATTTAATGTTCCACCCGCAGTATAAGTACGGGTTTCACCATCTGTTGTACCACCTTCGCCAAATGGCTCATAATTACCAACTGGTGTTGGAGTTGATGGAGTTGGTGTAGTTGTTACTTGTGGTGCATTTTCAATACCCGTAATCGGCTCGTTATATTCATTAACTTGTTTAGATGCATCAGTTACTGACATATACGTTGTCGCACTTGTAATGGTATGATAAACGAACTCTGAATTTATTAAACAAAGCGCACCTATACCATAAGTATCTCCAATTTGCAATTCAGAATTTGGGATAATTTCATCAATAAATACTCGCTGTACTTCATATTGCGAAATTCTTCCATTATCACCAGATCTATACGTTTTCCAAGCACGATTAACACCAGTATCTGTTGATGTTTTAATTAATGAGAAAGATGCAAAACTTGTTTGATTCTGTCCTGAATCAAATCTATGTTCAATAACAGCTCGTAAACGTAAATCCTTGCCACTATTTTTAATTGCTTTTGAAATGTAATAACGATTTGGTTTTCTCTGCAACAATCCATCAACAACATCATCTAATAAAATTCCAGAATATGTATCACCTGCTAATATTCTGCGATTTTCTGATGGAGCATAACGAGCATATATTGGATCTATATCATCTAAAATAGCTAAATCTAAATCTAAATCTAATTCAGGATCTTCTTCCAATACCGTACGAGCTGGGAATTTATAGTATGAAAATTGAGTATTTACTACCTTTAACATTGACTTGGTAGTTACTCGTTTAATCATTGGTTCTACCACTAAAATAGTAGGAGACTCATTACCATCTTCAATAGAAATTGCACCAGCTTCATTACGCGGTACTATCGCAGTATCATTAGTCACAGCCAATAAACCATTTGTTTGGTATTTGATTGTTCTATCAATCTGCGCAGCATTTACTCCGGATGGTATTGCATTGTTTTCTGTCATTATCTAACTACTTTGAAATATATTTGGTCGTCAATATACTGCTCTGTAAATCCATCTACAATTTTTAATTGCAAACGATAATTACGTTCTGGCATAAATCCATTCATATCTATATAAATAAAATTGCTTTCTTTATCGCAACTTACTTTAGTATAAATATCATCAAATGGAATTATGGTCTCATCTGTAGCAGCATCCATAACCGAATAATAAGTAGTTGTTGGTAAGAATTTCACAGTTTCATATGGAAATAAATTAGTCGGCGACTTTCTAGGGTATTTATCACGTGCATATATGCGGATCTTGGTTATTTCCGTATCCTTATATGCCGGTTTAACGTTCGTATACACACTATATGACTCAAGGTTAGCCTTAGACATTGATCCAGTCTCGAAAGTGCTTATATCCCAAAGTAATGTTAATTTAGGAACATATATGGTATGGGTTTCTTTGCTAAAATAACGCACATAACCTACATTGCTATTATCTGATTCATTTGCACCAGAAAATTTCAATAAGAATCCATTATTCTCAATTGCCTGACCGCCACTTCCACTAATCCACAGTTTTACTGCTTCAGTCACATCCATATAAATGTCTGTCGGTTGTAATGACATGTTATTAATGGTTGATAATCCACCTTGAGAAAAGAAGTTTTGATTGAATGATGATGTATTAAATACACCTGCAGCTCCTCCTGATTGAATTAACCAAGACCCACCTTTTCCAGATCCTTCTACTAATAACGTTGAATTATTAACACGAATATTTTGTGAACTCGAAATCCACATATTGCTTGTTTGGGAATCCATTGACCAAGTTGCATACGGTAAAGCCCAAGTAGCTCCATCTGCAGTTGATGTAGTATCTGAATAAAATCCAGTTCCATTTTCCCAAGGCTGTGCAACTATTTTTGTATCAATTGTAAATTTAGCCGGCAAGTTTTTTGCATGAGTTGTATATAATTGTAATACAGCTTTTGCTTGAGATAAATCGATGTTATATTTTGAAATTGCAGCTAATACCTCAGCCATATCAAATTTAACAATAGCACGAGATTTCTTTACAGACCCATCAGGTTGTAATCGTTTTCCTACTTCTAATACTTCATCAATGCCAGTATTGGTATTTTCATACTGTTCATATAAAGTAGTATCTTTTTCTGCATAAAATATTCTAAACATCTCTTATCCTAAACTAACCATTACGAAGTTACCACTTCTCCAAAGCTGCCCTACCGCATGCGGATCCGCAGTTGGTAATGATGGTAAATCAACAAAAATGCTACCACCTATAACTAATTTATTTGGTACTGATAAATAGTTTGCTGATCCTGAATTAACTACAAAATCAACATTGCCATCACCCATACCACCAATTGCCGAGATTGTAATATCTCCTATACCCGTTGTCGGTGTAATTGCAATATTAGTTCCTGCTATAATTTTAGTAACACCCGTATTTGGTGCATAACTCGCAGAAATTGCATTCATTGCTTTAGTTGCAATAGATGCACTTAATGAAGTAGACCCAGAGTCTGACCAAATTGAATGAGATGAATTAAATGCATAAAATCCACGATCCGCAAATGATGCGGTACCAGTTAATCTACCATAAATGCTACCAGTAACACTTAATGATCCTGACAATGCAGAATCCTCATACATATTTCCAGTAACCAAGTCATAC